ACAGACAACAATATCATATACAATTACAGCGACAAATTCCGGAGGTTCTACGACAACGATTATCTCGATAGCTATACCGGTTAATTCATACTACTCTACGAATATTGGGAGCCTCCTTTACGTTCCTGCCGGTAGTTTTCAGCGGGACTCTAATACATTGGACATTAGTGTTATTTCACATGCTTTTCGTATGAGCCAAAAATTGATTACCCGCGCACAGTTTTTGACGCATGGGCCAAACTCGGAGACGCCGTGATTCAGCCGCAAGATTTCGACACCTTTGTAAAAAAAGTGTGGGGGAGGATTTCACCCGGTCTTCAGGGTCTTCACCCTATCAATATTCTCCTCGCTCTTCAAAACCTTGGGAAAATAGCAACTGCTCCTCCGGGGCGCTATTCATGGGATCGCAAGATAGGAATCGAGCAGTGGGTAAAAGACTACCTCCCTCGATTCCTTCCCGACGCCTTTTCCGAAGAAGAGTTTTTTGTACACGAAAATGTTAGCGTATAGACGATAGGGGCGAGGGAGAATGAATGTCGCGCGTGAGTAAGGCATCCCCAAAAGCAGCTCCAAAGAAAACCTCTCGGAAAAGGGCTGCGAAGAAAGCGCCAAAAGCAGCTCCAAAGAAACGCGGACGGCCATCGAAGAAGGAGGTGGTGACTACTAATCTCGTACAGGCGCGTGCTGATTTTGTGCGGTTTTACATCGAGCAGGATTTCAGGGAACCAGCGAAAGCATACCTACGTGCTTTTCCTGACGTAACCGTTGGCTCCGCAAATACTCTAGCCTCGAGGCTGTTGAGAGAGGTTGAAATTCAAGCTTCCCTAGCGGCCGAGCTCGAGGCCCTACTCGCCGAGAAGCGCCTTCCCCTCGAGAAGCGCATCTTTGAAACTTATTTCATTCGCGCTTTCTATGATCCGACCGAAATAATCGACCTCAATGGCAAGCTTAAAATCACCGAGGCCCAACTCCGAAAGCGCGGCCTTCAGGTCTGTATCGACTCGATCAACAAGAGACTAAATGCTAAGGGTGACTCATACCTCGAGTACAAACTCGCAGATCGAGACAAGGCTCTCGACGTACTACGCCAATATGTGCAGATGATAGAGCTGTCGAAGCTGAGGCTTCTTCCCCATGGTGATGATAACCCTAATGGGGATCAGCTATCGTCCGACGTCCGCGCGAGGATGCAGCGCGCATTCGAAGAAGTTGCGGGAAGCACGCTTCGAAGGACAAAGGTTTCGGTCGAAGTCGAAGAGTTTGGAACTCGCGATCAGCGTCCTATGCGTAAAGTCGGAGAGGAGGAGTCATGAGAAAACGAATCCTTGTCATCGTGCTGGTCCTTATGGTTCCGGCTGCGCTGTATTTGGGCTGGGTCTTCTACCGCGATATGTGGGCCGTGAAGGCGCAGACCTCACTTCACGTACTCGAAAAAAACATGCTAGCCCGGGCCCCCGTGCATCAATCCCTTTTCGACGTCATCATGAGCAAAATCGATCGCATTGGCACCTCCGTCTCGTTGTTCCTCGGGATCCTTGTGGCCTTAAAAGAGCTGCATACGACCAAGAAGGCGAAACGGAAAAGCAGGAAGGAAGGGCTATGAATATTCCCAGCGTGACCAAAGACTCAACCACTGCCCTCGATGCGGATCAGGTAAAAAAGCTGGTGAAGGCCCACTATGCCGCGGCCGCGGCAGTAGAGAAAAGCTTCGAAGCAAAAGGGCACGACCTCGGGGAAGCACGGCAGCTCGAGGCCAAACAAGAACCCAAATATCTTGTCTCCGCCTACGATAAGCGCGTGTATTCGAATCCCAGCACGAGCGAGAACGGCCAATTGGTAAAGGTCGGTGTGCTTATCGAGCATACGGGGAAGGATGGGAAGCTAGTGCAGGACATCATTCCCACAACCGATGAACCCGCGAACAAGAAAGAGCGACGTAAACAGCGCGCGGGCCTGCCTTTTCGAACCAAGTGCGGGAATCTCACCCGGGCGAGGCCGTAGATGCGCATATTCATCATCGGGCCCATGCGAGGCCGGCACGACCAGAACGCCGAAGCCTTCCGGCTAGCGGAGAGGCTTGTTGAACGCGCAGGCCTGAAGCCAATAAATCCTTTCAGGTATGAATGGGATATGGGCAAGGTTATCTCAGGCGATGCGGATAGGCTTAAACAGAGCCTTATGATTATCGCTACCTGTGATGCGGCATATCGCTTGCCCTGGTGGTGGCTGGATCCTGATGCGCGCCTCATGTTGCGCGTGGCTCGCGCGATCGGGCTTGGAGTTATCCCTGCCCACCAGGCCTCAGCTGAAGAAATTCAGAGAGTGGGCCGGGTCCTGTGATGCTGGGAATATGGACCGTGGCCACCCTTGGCCGAAAACGAGACACGCGAGAAAGCAACCTCGGAATATTCCTCGTGGAGGCGAAGGACAGAACGCAAGCCCTCGTTCGCGCGCAACTGGGGAACGCGATGCTCAATGGCATCATCGTCGACATGGCAATAGCAATGCCGCTTCCCGGGATGTTCGCGATGGAAGCCTCTGTCCCGGCCGATCCCTCCTGGGAGGATCTGAAAACGGACTCAGGCAACGGCGAGGGTAGGTGATGTCGTCCACTGCGATCTCGCAGCCCCGGAGTTCTCGCTCCGAGGAATATAGTGAGAAGCAGATAAAGCTTCTCCTGCGCGAGCCGCATCGACTGGGCTGGATCTGCGGAAAGGACCTGTTGCAGCCGATTCATTCCGAATGGATAAAATACTGCTGGGATGATCCGGTCCTTGTCGACCAGGATTCTGCGCTTCAAGCTCACCGTGGAAGCTACAAGACGACGGCTATCGACGTCATCGGTACTATTCGCTGGCTCATGAGCCATCCGAACGATCGCATCGCCATCGTGCGCAAAACCTTTAGCGACGCTGCTGAGGTGGTGGATACCGTTGCCGCGATCATGCGCAAGCCTGAGGTGAAACTAATCTTCAAGGCCTGCGGGTACGGCATTCCTAAAGCAATCATTGAGCGCTCGGGCAAGCTCACGTATAATTTCAAGGAGACCGTTACCCCTGAAGCCAATGTGACCGCGCATGGCCTCGATGGGTCCCTGACCGGGCATCACTACGACAAGATTATTTGCGACGACATCATTACCCTAAAGGACCGCATCAGCCACGCCGAACGCGAGCAGACCAAGGAGATGATTCGTGAGCTCGCAACGAATATCATCGATCCGGGGAAGCATGTGGCGTGGATTGGAACTCCCTGGCATCGCGACGATGGCTGGACGACGATCCCTATCACGCCAATTAAGTACTCGATCCATGACTGCGAAATACTGAGCCCGAGGGAAATCGAGAAGAAGAAACGCACCACAACCCCATTCCTTTTCGCAGCCAACTACGAACTGAATGTCACGACCGATGAAAGTAGTCTCTTCAAAGACGCGCAAATGGGCTCATGGGACTATGCGCTCTCCTCAGTCGCTCACCTCGATGCGGCATTTGATGGCGATCATACCTGCGCGCTCACGGTGATGTCGCGAATTGCGGAGGGGAAAATACAGGCGAAGGGCTGGGTCTATCCTGGGAATGTGAAGGACTGGCTTGGAGAAATAGCAAAGTTCTGCAAGCAGCATAAAGTAAAAATCCTCTACAACGAAACCAATCCCGACAAAGGCTATACTGCTGATGCTTTGCTAAAGTTGGGCCTTTCGGTTTATACATACGCAGAGAAGCAGAACAAGCACATGAAGATCGCCACGCATCTGTATGAGGCGTGGGGAAGCCTGGTGTGGGACAAGGATACCGATCCAGAATACCTGAACCAGATTCTGGATTACCGTGAGGGCATGGAGCCCGATGACGCACCCGATAGCGCGGCGTCGCTCGTCAGAGAAGCGCTACCCGTCAAGGCGGTGACTGATTCGATGTGGAGGTTCTGAATATGGCACTTAAACAAGACGCGCAAATCGAGAGGACGCAGCTGCCATCTCCGCCGAAAGCCATGACCGAGAAGGGCGGGAAGCTCTATCCAGGAGACCCGGTTCCCGGATCCATGCGCGGGGATTCCCTTGCGACGCACGAGGACCTTGGACGCGTCGATAAGCCTCCGACCATCGTGAAGGCAGTACGGCAGCTAATCCATGATGGATTTACGACCGACGGGTGGGCGAATCTCCTCGCTGGCCTGGGCGGGAAGCACGACAAGCGCAACCAGACCTATTTCGGCGATTTCGACATCCTCCAGGACCGCGAGCTCGAGCGGATGTATTTCGCGGATGGCGTCGGCACCCGCATTGTGGACGTGGTGGCAGACGACATGACCCGCGAATGGATCACGTTGGATCCAGAGGATGATGATACCAGCGACGACCGGAGCGATATGGAGGCCGTTGAAGAGGTGATGGAGGCGCTCGATGCTCGTAGCCAATTCAACACGGCCCTGAAATGGACCAGGCTCTATGGCGGGTGCGTGATGGTCTTGGGGGCCCTCGACGGGAATACTCTCGACAAGCCCTTAAACATGAACACCATCAAGGGCATCGACAATATCCGCTATAGA